TTCTACAGACTCAACTTGTTGTTCTTTATACTTTTCTTCCAAAGCGTTTTTATGCTTTGGGACCTCTTTTGTCGAGGTCGATAACTGTTCCTTGCTCATTTTTTTGCTCCTTCTTGTTTAGCAGGTTAGAGATTTCCTGTGAAATATATTGGTAGGCATGTGCCTGTCCCAACATATACTTGTATTTTTCCATATTGTCAACGGTTCCACCAATCATTGAGTCACCAATGTTTTGGTAAAGTTGTTTTAGTTGTCTTTGTATTTTAGTTATTAGTTCTAGATCTTGCATTATTTAGTCCATTCTCCTTTTTTTATTAATAAAAGTTTTTCTTCTGCATCTACAATCTTTTGTAATAATTTATCTATTTCATCCAAGTGTTGTGGGTGTTCACCTATTCCAACAGGATGTAGAAGATAAATATTAATTGTTGCAAATGATTCAGCAATTTGTCCTTCGTATCTTTTTTTAAGCGCTTCTAGTATTTTTTCTCTTAGCATTTCCATCTCCGTCTAGCCTGACGGATTCTGGAATTTGGATCGTTTCTTGTTTTTGCTGATGACCTTTTTAATTGTCCTAGTGATCTAGCGCAGTATGATTTTCTGCGATTAGCAGCTTTTGATCCAGGCTTCACTTTTCCTGTCACGGCTGTTTTTAGTTTACTTCCAGGGTTTGCTCTTCTATAGGCCTTGACACCTGCTTTAGTCATGCCTGCTCCAGACTTTGTAGATCTGTAGTTCTTTTTAGTTCTAGGAATGGGAGTACCTTTTGCAAAGTCTTTTCTCATTAAATCATTCCTTTATAATATTTTCCATATGATGAATTGTTTAATTTTTTACCTGCGTATGTAGAATTAATTGCTGGTCCAATGTAACCGCCTGCACTAGCAAATGTTCTAACGTTTTTTGGTTTTGGTCCTGTATTACCCGCTGCTCTTTTTCGTTTGACAGCAGATGCCTTTTGACCTTTTGTCATTCGTGTGGCTTTTGCAAGTGGTACGCACTTCGGATATTTTCTTTTGCTCCCCTTCGATCTTCCGCAAGGTTGATACTTGCCGTCCTTCTTCGGTGCTCCAATGTCGACCCATTTGTCTTGAACCCATTTTCTTAATCCGCCTTCTGAGTAATACCTACGCACAACCAGCTCTTCTTTTTCTAGCCATGCCAGCCATTTGTATAGGTCCACCAGAAGCAGCTTTTTTACGACTATCTTTTTTACCACCTGGTGTAATTTTACCAGAGCATACGCCTGATGCGTACATATTAGCATAGGCTGATGGATACACTTTAAATTTTCGCTTCGCCGCTGCTTTACCTTTTGCACATAGTTTTGCCATTATGCTTTTACCGTTTTATTTTTTTTCTTTTTCTTTTTTAAAAGCGCAAAATCTTTTCCAGATATTTTACCATCTTTATTAGCATCAAGTTTAACTTGACCACCACTTAAAAAGTTTTTTCTAGTTTGTTTATTAAATCTTCTGTTTGACATTATTTTCCTCCTCTAAATATTTGTGTACCCTTTATACCAAAAATACTCGCAACTACAAGGATCCATAAATTAGTGAACCATTTCGGAAGCGACTGGAAATACTCGAAAAACAATTTTACCTTCTCCATCGCAGTTGGATCATCCGACATAACTGCCCACATTAACACAATGATCGGTGCCGAAATTATAATAAGTACAAATTCGTCCTTATAGTCGTTTTGTCTCGCTTCAAGTAGTTTCCCTTGGTAAGCTTCCTCACCTCGGGCCATTTTTTCTGCATGCATTAATTGTGCATCAGACATAGCCATCTTAGTCTTCTGTTTATTCGCGTAAATTTTGCTTCCTGCTTGTAAAGCAATTTTTGCTAGACTAAACCAAGCCATATTAGTACCACTTAGCTTTTCTATTTTTCTCTTTTAAAATTTTTCCTTGACCTTGAACTTCTTGTTCTTGTGTTTCAGCTGGATCAGTCATTTCAACTTCAACTCCACCTGTTGCATAACCATCTTTGTTCGTAAACATTTCGTGGTTAAGGTCTTTTTTGTTTTTTTCTGCCATATTAGCTCCTTTGTTGATTACTTTACTCTTTTTTTAAAATTTTGTCGACAATTTTAGTCGTCTCTTCTAACTATTACACTACTAGGACCCATATCTTTGGCATTTGGTAGTGTTTTTGACAAAATTGTCTTTTCGATTGAAGTGTCAGCTCTTAATTTTGCTAAATCTTCGTTCTGTTCAAGTTTTTCATCTTGATTTTGTTGATTCATCATCGCTCTCATCTTATCAAGATTGATTCTTTCCTCACCTTCTTCACGTTTTCTTTGATTTTCTTGTGCTTGAAGGTCTAATTCTCTTGCTCTTAGCTTAGCAATTGGATCATTATCAAATTGAGAAGTAATTTTCTTCTCTTCTTTCATAAATTCTTCCATCATGTCAGCAATCAGTTGTGCTTTTCTTGCTTCAATCTTTTCAGATATCATTTTTAACTGCATTTGCATTTGTGGATTTTGCATTGCTTGTGGATTTTGTTGCATTGCCATAATTTGTTGCATCTCTTGTCTAAATTCTACTTCAATTTGTTCTTGTGCCATTAGTGAAATGTGTTCAAAACAGTTTTTTTCTAATGAAGCCATAATCATCGGATTATTTCTAGCCATGTTTGTTGCCATAAAATTTAAATGCGAAGTTATGTGTGCTCTGTGGTCTTGACCAGGGAAAGCTTGGAATGGTTTCCCAGCGAGAGAGTCAATATGTTCTAACGCTGGGTCCTTCGGTGTGGGAACTTGTGGTCGCTTTAAAAGTTTATCAATATCTTTAACGCCTAGCGCTTCATACATATTTCTATACGCTTGATACAAATTATGAATTTGCGGATTAGATTGAGCCAGCTGCAGTTCCGACTGTGCGAGGGAAATACGCTGTGTCTGTGAGAAAATATTGGGATCCGCAACTGGCAATATATCTACTCTATCGTCAAAGTCCGTTTGTTTAATCATTCTTTGACCGCCAACAACATCGTAAGGATATTCTTGTGGTAGATATAACTTGAAAACTCTAGACATTAATTTGAATTCTTGTTTTAGGGCTGCATAAATTCTTTTGTGAATAGCAGACATTGTTCTGCTTCCTCTTTCCAACAAAGCTACTGTCGTACCCACTGCCGCTTGTTGATTACCCTCACCTACTTGCAAGTCTGCTATTGAAGCGAATCTTTGACCTGCTTGTACTACGACGCCCATAAGTGCTAAGAGTGTTTGCGATGGTTCTTTAAACGGAAGCATCATAAATGCATCTCTAATATTTCCGCCTGGTGCGTCTACGTCTCTAAATTCTCCAGGTTGTATAGATTGTGCATCATCTCTAATTCTGATTCCTCTTTGTTTAAATCCAGCAGGTAAATTAGATAATGTTCCTGCATCTAGTAGTTGTCTCAAAGCAGCTGTTGCTGTTCTTGATAAACCACCAATCATATGGATTAAACCAAAACCATAAAAACCTAAACCTGGTAAAAATTTAAAGTGCACAAAGTAATCTATTTTATTTTTTAATGGATCACCGACTTCGTAGTTTCTTTTGATTGATAAAATTTCTCTTGAGTTTTCTTCTACAGTTACAACGTAAGGCATTTTAATTCCTGTTGGTTCACCGTCTTCACCCATGTCTTCAAAACCTTCAAGATCTAAATGAACATGACATTCTAATAAATTAAATACATCTTCGTCTCTGCCTTTGCTTTGACCTTCTAGTTCTCGTTCTTTTCTTTCAACCTCTGTTTCATTAACTGGTCCTGGTTTTAAATCTATGTCTCTATAAAAACCAGCAACTTGTTGTTTTCTTAATTCATTTTCAGAAATTTGTACTCGATGTATGATTGATTCCGCATCGTCTAATGAGGTAGCTGTGTACGGAACAATCAAATCATCTGCAGGAACAAATTTAGAGCAAGCCATTGAAGCTGCTTCATCATAATATACTTTTTTAAAAGCAGATCCTGCTAACGGTAAATGAAATAACATTGAATCAAAATCTGGTTCATATTCTTTCATCTTTTCCATTATTTGGTAATTCATAAAATCTTTTACTCTTTGAGATTGTTGTTCTTTTTCTGGTGTTGGTACACCCAAAATTTGTGTTCTTACTGGTCCTTCTGCTGGTAATAATTCTTTGTAAGCTAATGATTGAAATTGTGTAACTGCTTCAGCTAATACAGGATGTGTTGCACCAGATGCACCTTGAAACGGTTCTGTTCTTTGATCGTATTTAAATCCTAATAAATCTAAACCTTCTCTGTAAGATCTTTCCCAATCTTTTCTAGAATTTTTATAGTCTTGATAATTTTGATAAAGTGTTGAACCAAGTCTACCTAATACATCATCAGGTAAATGTTCAGCTAAGTTGTCGTAATGATTTTCTCCGCCTTCGACAGATGCTATTGCAGGATCGTAATTAATATCTACAGAGCCATCTTCGTTTTCTGTAACTTCTACAGGATCACCTTGTTCGTTAACTTCTTGTTGCTTTTCTTGTTCAGCAACTTCAATTTCTTCAGGTGATGGAACTTTTAACTCTTGCTCTACGTTCGGTAGAGACTTGTCTATGTCTGCCATTTATTTTCTCCAGTTTCACAGGTTTAACAGTATTATAATCAATAAGCAACCCCTGAGACTCAGGGCCTTTTTTAGGGGGTATGGTTTTAGTTAATTTCATCTAAAACCTCTTTAACTGAAAGATCGCTTATTTCATCGACATCATCGAATGTGCCGTCTGGGCCAGGTACTTCTTTCATTTCATCATATTCGTCTGGTGGTTTTCTACCTTTTGTAGTTTCATCTGCTTGGTTTCTTCTAAGCACAAACGTAGACCTATCTTCAATGGTTTCAATGGTATCATCAGCAGTGCTTATAAATCCAGGTTTGTCTTTTGTAACTCTTACATCACCTGTTGTTAAATCTTCCACTAGCTCATACTCATTGCCGTCTTTACCTTTATAGACATAACCTACTTCTCTTTCTGTTTGAGTTACGTTATCTGTTTGTTTGCCAAGCTTTTTAATTTTATCTACCAACAGCATAAATTTATCAAAACCAAGTTTAACTCCTTCTGCTACTACAGGTGCTGCTGTCTCTGCAACTTTAGCTGCTGGTTTAATCATCTTACCAATACCGTATGGTAATAAAGATAATATACCCATAAGCTTTATAAATTTTCTTTTGCTAGGATCATTTGGTCCATCAGCAAAACCTATTCTTCCGCCTTCGGCTGCTCCTATCATTCCTTCATCAGCTAATCTATCTCTTTCAATATCTTCTTGTAATCTCTCTTCATCTGTTAAAGCTTCTCGTCTTTTGTATTCATCGTAAACATCTTTACCCATGCCAGCACCGATTGTTGCTAATCCAACAGGTGTAAATGCTCTTACGGCTTTTCCAAAAGGATTTGCAGCAACTCTTCCTATTGTAGATAAAATACCTTTTCCTGCAGGTGCAAATGATCCAACAAGTTCAGGTGCTAGTAAACTTGCGCCGGCTGTTTTAATATTACCTTGTCTTAATTCATCAGCCGCAAAAGCTGCAGCTACACTTGGTTGACCTAAAACTTTTAATGCTTGTAAAAATTTTTGACCAGTTGCTTTTGCAAGTTTTTCTCCTCCAAGAAAACCTTTTTCATTGCCTCCAGGTAAATCAACAAGTCGACCATCCGGTTGCATGCCTGGTTTAAATTTTTTTGCAGTTTTTATTTGTTCACCAATATTTAATTTTATAATATCTCTATCAGCTTGTGTTAATTCTGAAACAGGTTTATCTATTAATCCGGCCCCTAATACTTTTTTATAATCAATCCCATAAATTGATGGTTTTAAAGTTTTTTCATCTACTAAAACTCCTTGAAGGGCTCCTTTAGTTCTATCTGATAATTCCGATATTTTAATGTTTAGTTTTTCTATTTTTTTTTGA